AAATTCTGTTTTGAATTTTCATGTATCGACCAGAGGTTTGATAACTGTATGGTATAGTTCCAGCGATTGTGCTGCCAAAGATAAATGGCGTAAAGTTACCGGTTTCAATCGGAACATTCCCGTCGTGCCACAATTTGCGCCAAGGTTGCCAAACCCCTCCGCCCCCGAGTTCCGGCGGATTTCCGTGTCTTATATAAAATTCGTTGTTGTTGAACCCTGTAACAATTTGCAGTATTGTATCTCCCCCTCTGGAGACGATCATTTGTCCATAATTTACTCCAGAAGGTGCGTATTGATGGTTTATACCTAAACGATAAAACCCTGATGTTGTTACCGTGTTGAGGCTTGTACCGTCCGGTACAGTTTTAGTTAGACGCGGCGCTCCAACCTGTTCTGCGGTCGTTCCATGCGGGTTGTCAGTGCGGGTCGCGTGGGCATCCACTTCCGCCTTCCGCGCCACATCATCGCTCGCAGCCGGCGCCGCCGCTTTGAACCTTCCGTCCGGGTCGCGCTGAACCAGCGTATTCGGCGTGGCCGTGCTCGTGGCGCCGTGGACGCCGGTGGTGGCGTCCATGTGCGACTTCGCCGCCTCAAGCGTTGTAGCAGGCGCCGTCCGCCAGTTGGACTTCCCGGTGATCGCCCGAAGCATATAAGCGAACCAGCCCAGCAGCGTGGAGATCGTCCCGGAGTCACCAGATGGCGCCGAGGTGTCGCTCACCGTTCGGCTACCGATTTTCGCGTCCGTCACCGCGCCGTCCGCTAGTTTCGCCGTCGTCACCGATCCGTCCGGATGGTCAAGCACACCGGCAGACCTGTGGTCGTCGAATTCACTCTGTGGCGTCGCGTTTTGGTCAATAATGTCCCAGTTTTCATTCAATGATGCGCGAGTTACAGTTTCGTTGCCGCGTGGCTTTTTAATTCCGAGTCTTGGGGTCAAGTCCGGCATTCCCATGCACCCCCGTCATTGATAAACTTCCAACTGATCCCATGTAATCCCCAGTGCATCCAGCTCATCCCACGTCCATGCTTTGCTGTCCAATTCATCCCAGGTGAAGTAGTTGTATTCGAAATCGATGGCCAGATGCGCCGGAACCAATTCACGGAGTATGGCCTTGAGGTCTTCGATGTTCGACGGGACTCCTGTCGTATCCACGAATCGGATGATGACGCGCATGGCGGAATAATCCTCCGCCACGTCGACGATACCTTTGTCATAACTCTCGGCGACTTTTTTAATGGTCTGAATCGTGGCCGTGCCATAACCGCGAATCTTCGACTTAATCCGATCCCGCCGTTCCTCCAGCGTCTCGTCGGCGGAAGGTGGCATCGCAAGCATTTGCTCCCAGATGTCCAGCCCCCAGGTGGCCGTGTCGATGTAGAACTGATCCAGTATTTCATCAAGCGCCCCGCGCAGTCGGTCCAATTCAGCGCCTTGCGCCTGTAAGACCGCTCGCATGATACGGCTCGCTTCGTAGTATCCGGGAAGGTATCGCAGCATCTCCTGACCGCGTGAACTGGTAATCGGATATGTCATCGCAGTCACCTCATGTTACCGTAATCGTCCCAGGCACCGCGACCTCCTGATCTCCGATCACGATGTTGGACGTTCCGCCATTCACCAGCAAGTTGGCGTAGTCGACGACGCCCTGAACCCCCAGGATGGTGCTGCCGATCTGCGTATAAATGACGTCGTTGTTTACGGCAAACGCGAGAGACGCGATGTATTCCTTGATTTCTTGATCAACTGCAAGCCGGACCGAATCTTGATTAACGCCGGTCGCGTATGTCAGAGTCACCGAGACGCTGATCAAGACGGCCGCCGCCGGTTCCACATACACTTTGGCACCGATCGGTGCGAGCCCATTCCCGTCGTCACGGGAGAAGGAACTGACAAAATCACTCCGCTCTACCCACACCACAGTCGATGTATCCGAGGTCAGACGATCGATCCGTAGTTCAATCTGATCCTGACCGTTCCAGTAGAACTCCAGCTCATGTTCGGTGTAATCGGTCTGCATGTCGCTGGCCAGAAGCGTCACCAATGCCTGATCACTCCCGGTTGGCGTTGTTGTCGCCCAGTCGGAACCCGAAATATTCCAGACGCCGAGCTGCAGGAGGTCGCTCGATCCGGATGTGTCATCGACCTTGGCGACAACCTTCAACCGCCATATGCCGAGCTGCGGCAGAATGGGATGCAGGGAATGCCTGATGGTTCCGGGGCCGCCTGCGTCGTACGTCATCATGACCGCTGATCCGTCAATTGATGTACCATCCCCTCCGATCGTCATATTCACAGCATCTTCCGAAAGCCGATGCGGCGGAGCGATGTAGTCCTGGACAGCCGTCACCAGCTCCGCCGATGCGGGGAGTCTGTCCAGCCCGATGATGGCGACAGACACGGTTCCGGGGCCGTATTTCACCGGCACGACCGACACTCCGCCTACACCTGGCACGTCGCTGGCCCAGCGTATATAGTCCGCTATGTTCCCGCTGGACGAAGGACTTCGTACCCTTTGCAAATACCGCGCCAACAAGGATGCATCATCTTCTTCATCAAGCCCGCCGGAAGTCCCCGATTCATTGGTTACCCCCGTAATCCCGTTTATGGGCTCGGCGAGGAACCGAATCGCGCCGGCGCTCACATTCCCCGCCGAACCGGCTTCCACAGCCGTCACCGGAACACTGACGTTTCCACTCGGTGGGATCTCCGCCTCCTGATCCGTCTGAAATTCGACGGAAGGAGAGGATTCCGTGCTGGACGTGCTGACCCTTGTATGTTTTGGAATTACCGTTCCCGGTGATCCCGAAAACTTCACGATTCCCGTCGCCTTGATCGCGGGTCTTCGCGTCAATCCATGTTCTTCAGCCCGCAAATCGAGGTATGGACCGAACGTTGTCATCGCGAATCCGCGTCGCAACACTTCCTGCGCCCAAATGGCGGCCAGAGCGAGTTCAATCGCAGCGGGGGCGAGCGCATCCCATATGAAGCCCCCTTCCGACTTGTCGATGTCGTCAGGAATGGCTTCCAGCATCCGATTCCGAATTGCTTCTTCCGTCTGATCTCGGAGGTATTCAGGGAGTTCAGCCGCCATTTAGTCTCACCTCCAGGCGTTGAGCATCACCAATTACTGGAACGGCGGTAAACGATACGTGCACTTCATCGCCAGACCAGCGAAAGGTGAAGTCACGAATCGCTTCAGTACGGGAGTCGACGATCAAGGCTTCCGTGATGACACGCTCCAGTTCCGCTTCCGCTGCCTTTCGGTTTGGTTGCCGCTCAACATTTCCAGAATCACACCCGTAATTCGGCCCGTAAGCCAAATAGGCTAGCCGGATCGTCGACACCGCCTTTATGCACCACTGGGCCCACGCAGTCAGTCCGTCCGCCTCGACAACACGACCAGACCCGTCCAGAACAAAATCCCCCTTCTCCATGTCGAACAACCAACTCTTCGGATACCTGACCGCCGTGCTGGGTTCCGCTTCAACCAACGCGGGGACATCAAAAGTCGGATACAGGTCAGGCATCAGCAGGCACCACCTTGCTTATGACCACCGGATCATCCCGCACCCACAGAACCAGTACCCGGTCTCCCGGCTTCAGCACAAGAGAAAGTTGCAGCTCCAAATTCGGAAGTTGGTCGCCATCACTGGTGGCATCAACCATCCATTCCGCAATCAGGTATGCGCTCCGGGGTAGGGCAGGTCCGAATTGATCCAATTTCAGACTGCCATCCTCACCGATGGTTCCGAGGTCAATCGACGGCGGTACGGCCATCTTCTTTGCCGTCCAGGCATCGATCGCTTGCGCCAGACGGTTCACCCCTTTGCTCATAGGCTCTCGACCTCCATGACCATACTGCGCGTCTCAGCGTCATGCTGTATCCCGACAATGGCGAAATACCCGTCCAGCGTCGCCGCCGAGATATGTACCTTGTCACCTTTCCGAAGAAAGGGCAGGTCGGGAGCGACGACAGTCCGCTGTTTGCGAGGTGCGCCGCGTTCTGCCAGCAATTCCGCCGCCGCCGCTTTGGCCGCCGCTGCGGTGTCGTATCGCTCACTGTAAATCACATCCTGCAAAATACCAAATTCCGTCCTGCCATTCATCGTTGCGATAACCGGAGCGCGTCCTTCCGTGCTTTCTTTGCCAATAATCTTGACACGGGTGACCAGGTCTTCAATGTCCTGTTTGTCCGTGACGCGGCGGATCAGATCCGCACCGAACCGATAAACCGTTTTGTTCTGGCCAAGGGGAAGGACGTGAATCTTCCCACCTTCTGCGCGAATAATGTGCTTGCCGCCGCCGCGCTGGCGGATCTGGTCCAACACCTTGTCGAGCATCCTTGCGATCGTTTCCCCGCGAAATACCTGTTTTGACAGCGCCATGTCCGGCACGGAGAGCTGCCCGATCGGGATTTTCCAGGCATTCGCAATGTCTTCTATGATGACGCGTGCCTTCGTGCCGGATGGATAATAGCGGTCGTCTTTGCTGCGCAACAGGTATATCAGCATGTCGTAGGCGGTGATGGACAATACACCCACCGAATCATTCTCATATTCCCAATCGAAAATGATTCCGTGGAGAATGTCCTTCATGCCTTCGCCCCAGTCGGACCGGAGAATGATTCGCCCCCCGAGCGGCAATTTCTGAATCAACCAACCTGAGCCAAGCTTCTGATTCAGCACCCGGAACTTCAACCGTGCAGCCAACTCGCCGGGTTGTTCTTCCCAGGAGAGGCCGCTGAGCAATTCAGATAATGAAAGCCGGTCACCGTCGGGCAGAAGAACCACAAGGTCGTATTTCACATCAGCCAGGTTGATCAACCGCGCCACCTCCTAGCCGGGCAATCGCAGCACTTGTCCGGGTTTGATTTTGTTCGGATCGGGGCCGATCAGCTTCTTGTTTTCGGGAATGTTGTAGATTTCCATGTACCGCGATCCGCTCCCCAAATACTTCTTGGCGATTCCGTACAGGGTGTCGCCCTTGACGACGGTGTGTGTCTTGGCTGTTGGCGGCATCGATCGGGAGGCGGACAGGACTTTCACTTCACCTTTGGACTTGGACCTGGCTTCCTCTTCGGTATAGATCAGGATGTCCCTGGCCTGTACAAATTCCAGAGAATACCGCATGTCACCATGCCCGCCCGACCAGGTATGTTCAAACGCCTGAATGTACACGTCATGGTTGATCGGGGTTTCGGTGACCAGCAGCCGCAGCTTCGCGCCTGCGTTCCGCCACGCGGAAATCTCGCCGGCGATAACGCGCGGGTCGCGCCATGACTTGACCAGCACCGTATTCTTCCGAGGTTCGCCAGGCAGGATACCCTCGAATGTGATCCGCGCCGGCATGGAGCCTCGTGGGAGAGAGATTTCACCCAACGCGATGGCCTCGAATGTCTGGATGCGGGCAGCCGTGGCAGCGGTAATCCTCTCCGGATTCATGGGGAAATGCAGCCGTTTCCCGGTCTCATCGGTCAAGTAAAAGTCCACGGATACCACCACCTACACGCTATTGCTGTTCACGCTGTCCAGACGCGCGCCGATGCGGTCGGCAATCTCATCTGCAATTTCGTCGGCATGCTGACGGATCGCATCGATGACATCGCTGCCGCCGCCGTCCACGGTGATCGAGAAATGCACCCCGCCGAGGTGGAGCGAGATTCCGGCGAATCCCGGCGATGAGAGCGGTGCGGCCGGAGCAAATACCGGAGTCGACGGAGCGCCAACGATACCGCCATATGCGAAGGGGCGCATACCCAGCATTTGCCCGGCCTGTTCCCACAGTTCCCGGCCCCGGTTGCGCATCCCCGGAGACAGCGGAATGATGACCTCCGGTCCGGCTTCGCCAACCAGACCGAAATGCGGGCGGGTAATGAAGCCGCCCCAGGCATAGGCCTTCGCACCGGCAGCGGCTTGTCCGGCTTGCCTGCCTTCCTCGAATGCGTTGCTGACTTTGTCCCAGAACTTGCCCCAGCCGCTCTTGATACTCTCCCATGCGCCGGATGCCCAGCTCTTGACATTGTCCCACTTCGCATTCCACCACTCGCTATTGAAGAGCGTATCCCCAATCGCTTCGCGGGTGCTGTTCCAGATCTCTTTGGCGTTCTCCCATGTGCTTGCGGCCCACTCCCTGACACCATTCCACTTTTCAGCCCACCATTCGCCGTTGAACAGCGTCTCACCAATGTATCCAACAGCAAAGCCTATCCCTTTGACGATCGCTTGAGGCGCCGTATCGCTGATCCAGTTCCAGGTATCGGATGCACCGGACTTGAGCGACGGCCAGAGGGTACCGCTAAACCATTGAGAGATTTCCTTTCCTTTGCTGCCAATCCATTCACCGACCGCGCCACCGGCGAGGCTCCCCACGATACCGCCAATTGTTCCGCCGATTGCCGTACCCAATCCCGGCACGACAGAACCGATGGCCGCGCCGGCGGCGGCCCCGGCGGCGAATCCGCCCCAGCCGCCAACCGTTCCGCCGATTGCACGGTTGCGTTCCGTGCCCGGTGCGGCCGCAGCAATGCTCACCGTGTCCAATCCGAGGGATAGCGGAATGGCCAGCTTGCCGACGGTACGGGACAAGAAGCCGAGGCCACGGCTTCCGCCGCCTTTCGGAATCAGCTTTTGCCACCAGCTCTTCTTCGGTGTGATCGGACCACCGAACGCCTTCTCCAAATCGTTGAAGCGCTGAAGTTGACCGGCGTTCGCCATCCGGACGATCTCATCGCGACTGTAAACGCGGTCGAGCGGGATGTTCTCCCAGAACCTCGCGCCGGCAGGCCGGTAGCCTTGCGGAAGGATCGCCGCCGGGCCTGCGTTCGTCGTGGAAGGCAACGGGGCAGGGGATGAGCCCTTCAGACCGCCGAACCAACGCTGATACCATGGTGTCCGTGTGACCGTATCGGCTGTGGTCGCCGCTGTTCGGGTTGTGGCTGCGACTGCAGTTGCGGTCGCTGCTGTTTCGGCGGCTGCTCCACCTTTCGCCCAACGCGACACCGTTCGAACCGCCTTGAACGGACCTTTCAGCAGCTTGCCGACCTTCGCGATCAACCAGGCGTCCAACAACAATGCCAGAGCTTGCCCGGTCGGGCTGCTCGTCTCGCCACCGAGCCATGTCGGCTGCATGTTCATGAAGGCGTCCGCAGCTTTTTTCGCAATTTTCGCCGCATCGAACGCTTCGAGGAAGGATTCCAGGAAAGCGTGTCCCGCCGTGGCGCCGGCCTGGATGAACGGAGATTCGGCAATCTGACTGTTCGGATCAGCCGCTCCCAAGGCCGTCATAATGAATCCGCCCAGCGCGCCACCAAGAGCCGCGCCGATTTTCCGGGAAATGTTCTTGACCTGCTGCTGTCCTTTGGCCTGCCACCACTCCATGAAAAGGCGGTTCAGATCGTCGAAGATGAAGCGGATTTTCCCTCCAAAATCCAGTTTGTTGAACTCGGGATTGTCCAGATATTGACGCCGGATATATCCGAAGGCCTTTTCCAACTTACGAAGCACCCAGTCCGCGCCTTCCTGGGCCGCCTTTTCAAACATGTTGCCCCATCGTTCGATCTTGTCCTGGTTCTTGTCCAGCCAGTCGTTGATTTTTTGAAGCCGAGGAATGACAGCGCTTTGCAGACCTTTGCCCCAGCGCGTCAATACTGAAATGCTGAATGCATCCAATATTTGATCAGCAAGTCCGCGAGCCGTCAGGTTCGCTGTCTTGCTCATCATGCCGTCGAATTCTTCCATACCCTTCAAGATGTATTGGATGGCCTGATCAGCGGGTATCAGTCCTTGCTCCGAAAGCTTCCTGACCTGGGCGATTGACTTGCCCATACCTTCAGCAATGTATCTCCACGCTTGAACGCCAGCATCGGTCAATTGATTCATATCCTCGGCGGAAACTCGGCCCAGTGCGCGCATTTGACCGAGCGCATAAACGATCCGCTCGATGGTTTCCGAACCGCCACCCATTGCCGCCGACACATTGCCGATCCGTTCCAGCATCGGGATGATTTCGTTTGCGTCGAATCCGCGTACCAATAGTCCTTTGGCCTGGTCTATAACTGCCTTTTGGCCAAATGGGGTGTCTTTGGCGAACTGCATAATCTCGGCCATGAGCTCTCGGGCTTTCTCCGTACTCTTCAGCATGGTTTCAAACCCGATTTGCGCTTGCGCGAAATCATCAGCCAAACTGATTGGTATGATGATACCGCCCGCGCCACCCGCACCGAGACCCAGCAGGCCGAGCGTGGAGGTCATCCCTCGGACAATCGAACGAATGGGGCTGGTAACAAGATCAACCACCCGCACCGTGATCCGGTAGGCACCGCTGGCCGTCCGGCGCGCCAGGTTGCCAATTTGCCGGATGGCCGCCGACGCGCGGTCAACTGCGTAGATGGCCAGTTGCCAACGGGTTCGGTTCATGCCGTTCAATCGGTTCCGGGTGCGCTCAACGGTCCGATCAAACCGGGAGACCCGTTTTTCCGCATTGGAGAGGGAAGGTTCGGTATGATCTTCGACGGTGACCGGGATTTCGATTCGGTAGACTTCTTCCGCCACCGGCGATCACCCTTTCATTGATTGCTTCGCCAGGAGTGCGCGGCGTTCCTCGGCTTCCGCTTCCAGCGCGATTTTGGTTGAGGTAAACAAGAAGAGCCTCTCGCCTTCGGGCAGCTTGAGGACTTCGCTCGGAAGCAGGCCTTGACGCTGGAAAATATGGTGCAGGAGGGTGGCTTTCCCTCCCGCCAGAATCAGTTTTTTACGACTTCTTCCGCGTCGCCGGCCTCTTCATCGTCGAGATCGAATCCGGACAGCCGATCGATCTGCTCGATGATCGCTTCCTTTTCGCCCGGCAGCAGCACCTTGTCGATGAGCTGCACACCAGAGATCACGCCGAGCTGATCCCAGGCCGTCTTGTTGTCCCAAACCTTCTTGCGGTCTTCCGGGTCGGTCGCTTCATAGATCAGGAGCGATCGATACCGGGCCGTATCGGTATCGTCCGGCATCTTGATTCCGCCGAGCCGCCGATTCTTCTTGTACTTCGTCGCCTTGTCCCGGCATGCGTTGTACTCCGCTTCGGACAGCGGGCGGATGCGGAACCGGAACAGCACCTTGCCCTTCCGGGCGATCTCGATCGTCTTCCGTTCCTCGGTTGCATCGGCGGCCGCCTCAAGCAACCCGCGCAGGATGTCCGCTTCGTTGTCGAGCAGCTCTTCCGGGTCCATACCCCTGTTGTTGTCTTCGTGTGCCATGGTAATCCCTACCTTCCAATGGATTATGAAGAAGGACCCGGAATTCCGGGTCCGATAGATCAGCTTCTTGCGGCGCGCAACACGCCCGTGAAATTGAACACGGGATCGGGAGCGCCCGGCCGCAGGCTGTCGGTCAGCTTCTTGAGCAGGATCGCATCGCGGATCACCGTCTCGGTGAACGTCAGCGTCACGCTGTAGCTCTGCATGATCGCCCACGTCAGTTTCTGGCCGGCAGGCTGATAGTCGCTGTTCGTGATGTTGATCTGCGCCTGCCAGGTGTTGACTTCGGCGAGGAAGTTCCCATCGCCGTCGTACAGCTCGCCGTTGTATCCGCGCAGGATGTTGCGGTAGTCGAGGTATCCCTGATCCAGCAGTTGTTGCAGGTCGGGCGGACTGTTCACCCGGAACGACCATGCGCGCTGCACGATATCGCCGACCTGAATGTTCGCCACGTCGATGGAGCCGTCCGGGACGCAATCCCGGAAGATATATCTGCCGTCAGCCATCGTTCAATCAACCTCCTTATGCCGTCGGCGAGAACTGGAATCCGAAATCGAGATACAGCTTCTCGATGCTGTCCAGATCCACCAAATCCGTGAACCGGAACCATGCGGAGTCACCCTGCGGCGGGTTGTCCGGGTCCACGATCAGTTGACCGGATTCCAGACCGCCTTCGCGGATCATCGTCTGGATGATGCCGTTTGCGATCGTGATCACGAACGCGCGGCCGTCTTCGTTGTTGGTCCATTTGCCAAGGTACGGGTGGAGCGTGTACACAACCCGGTCGATCAGCTCGAACCGGGTGCGCGTGCGGCGGATCTTCTTCCAACCTTCATCCTCGTCGGCCAGCAGCGTCACTTTCGTGTTGATGCCATAGTCGATTTGCGCCTGGCCGTCAGGGTTGAGGGAGAAGGTGAGCATGCCGGATTGGATCGCCTCTTTGTACTGTGCATTGGTCAGTTCGCCAACCACGCCGATAGAGCCGGTGATCGGCACATGCGTCATGCTGGCGTTGTACGGGCTGGCGGCGATGATGCCGGCCACCCGCGCCGCCGCTTTCGCGCCTTCCACCGGTCCGCTTGCGGTCTCGAAGCCGTTGCCCACATAGACGATGGCGAAGTCATTGAACCCTTTGGCGTTCGTCTTTCGGGTGCCGAACGGCACGCTGGTCGGTTCGCCGACCACGCCGATGATCCGGCCGCCGCCCTCCGAAATCATCCGGCCCACGAACGATTGGAGGGAAGCGTGGACGCTGGTGTCCTCCGAGTCCACGACAATCACATCGAAAAACTTGCGCTCAAGCTTTTCGAAGGCGTCCGCGTAATCCGAACCGGTGACGGTCGGATCGGCTCCGTCCGCGAGCGGCGCGTCGAGCGCCTCGGCCAGCGTGCCGCTGCCGTCGGCCAGTTTGACCGCCTTCAGGTACTTGCTGCCTGCGTTAACCGCTTCGACCAGTTGGTCCGGTTCGTCCTCGCCCTTCGCGAACGTGATCCGCTCCAGTTGCCGCGTGTTCTCATGCAGGAGCAGCTCGCGCATCGCCGCGTCTTCCAGCGAATCGCGAATGGTGACTGTGAACGGTCTCGTCGTCGGATATTTCGTCAGCAGCCGCACGACTTTGACCGGTGTCGGATCGGCGTCGTCATCCAGTTCCACTTTCGCCTCGCTGCCTCCGGTTCCGGCCCTTACGGCCAGCACGGTGCTGGCACCGCCCATGAAAATTTCCCGAATCGTGTCCGGGCCGTCACCGCTGCCGAATTGGCCCGCGATGTCTCCGGGGGACTCCATGGTGATCACTTCACCGAGCGGTCCCCAGCTCGACTTGATGACCGCCGCCACGATTCCGACCGTTCCGGTCACGACACGGACACCGCCGGCATTGTGCCAACGCACGTAAACATCCGGCCGCACTTTTTGCTCACCGAGAACAAACGTTTCTCCCGGCATGGGTTACACCTGCCTTCTCCTGAATTCTTGAATGGCTTTCTCCACCTCGGCGCGGGTGAGCCGATCCTTCTCCACCCTGCGCAGGGCTCCCGCCATCACGTCCGGCGAGACGCCGAACCCGCCGGCTGCAGCCAGAATTTCCTTCTTGCTGTAGGTGGGTTCCAACTTCGCCTTCTTCGGCTTGACATCCGGCCTGACATCCTCCGGTTTCGCCATGCTACACACCTCCGAATTGGATCTGATTGAGTTTCGGAAGATCCGGGATCGGGCGCAAAACGCCGAATCGAACTTCCACCGCGATTTGTCCGACGCGAAACGGGTCCTGGGTGCTGTCGGCGCTGACCCGCTGAATCGTCATGCGGGATTGGTCGAGCATTTCGATCTGGCCGTCCAGCGCGAGCCGCCGAACGGTCCGTTCCAGCCACTCCCTCCGGGCGGGAGCGTTGGGGACAAGCATGTGCCCCCGCAGCGTGGCGTCAATCCAGGCGCCCCAGTTCATCGTCTGGACGTCACGGATCGCCGCATTGCGCCAATACAGAGCGGGAGCATCATCCGAAGGGTTCCAGCTCTGGGGGTCGGTCTGCATTTCCGGGAACCTCGCCGCCGTCCAGGCGGTCATCGCCGAAACCGGATCGGGTTCCAGCGGCGTGTGTGCCAGCCAGGCGATCGAAAACACCTCGAACTGGACGCCCCGCGTGATCGCCTGGAATTGTTCGTCCTGCATATCCGCGCTGGTGCTCCCCGTGAACCTGCACAGGATGGTTTCGCCGGTCACGGGATCGGTAAGCAGTTGGTGATCCAGCGCCGCGATCACGGCGGAGACCAGGTCGTCCACGTACTTGAACCGGGTATGCGCCACATACGACCATACCTCGATCATGGTGCTGGAGCCCGCCCAGTCGTTCTCGTCGACTTCCGAACCCTTGGTCAGCACCAGATACGGCTTTTCCTCGCCCTCCGCCGCCGCGTCCGTCTCGAACACCCGCCCGCCGATTTCCGGGATTTGATCAATGAGCCGCTGACGAATGGTTTCGCGCATCACGAATCCCTCCAGACTTCACGCACCGCCCGGCGCAAGGTGTCGATGTGCCGCTGAGCGGTCGGCTTGATCACCGGGCGGGGTCTCATCCCCTTGACCGATCTGGCGATCACATATTGACCGCCGCCGATCGGGAATCGCAGCGCCTTCTTGTTCTTCGGCCCGATCTTCCGCTTCTTCGGACCATACAGCCCGGTCCCGATTTCCAGGTAGGTGCCGTACCGCATCGTATGGGCCAGATAGACGATGGCCTGACCGTCGTCGGCGCGGGAGGCGTTGCGCCGGATCACCGCACCGCCTTGAATCCCCTGGCGGGCGTGACCGGTCCGATCCTCCCAGGACGCGCGTTGTTTGGCGTCGGTCTCCATCAGTTTGCCGATGTGCTGGGCCACGGCAAATGTCG